CTTTGGTGACCGCCGACACGGATCTTTTGTTGGCGGCCGTCGCGTAGATTCGGACCGTGATGACGGAGGCGCTGGCGCGATGGGCCAGGGCAGGAGGCCGATTGGCGTCCGTCGCCTGCGCCAACCAAAAATAATCGCCGGGGATCTCGTCGCCCGCCACATAGCCGTTCTCCGCGGTCTTGCAGACCAGCGTGACCTTGTAACCCGCCGGCGGATGGCCCAGGTTGTGGTACCAGATCTGGTTCGTGTTGACATCGATGGCCCGCTCCTCGCTCTCGAAGTAGCGGACGCGCTGGGTCGGCAGGCCCAGGACACCGGCATTCATCAGAGGTCTCCTCCATAGGCGACGACATCGAAATCATCCCCCGTGTAGGTCGCGGCGAAGAGGGCGGTAAAGCCCGTGGTTCCCGGCACGGGCACGCCCTCCGGGAACACCAGGCTTACTTGGAATGGGGCCGTCCCTGCCGCCACGGTGATGGCGTCCACCTTGATGGACTTCCACAACCGATAATTCGATCCGTCATACCAGAACAGATTGACCATGCCCGCCGTGGTGGTCGCCAGGGCGGTAATGTCGATGCGATGGATCCGTGACCCCGCGGCGCCCGCGGTGAACACGAGCACCGCCTGCGTGGGCGCGCTCAGGGACGTTTCGGCGGTGGTGGGCCGGCCAACGGAGATCCGCGGCGTCGAAGCAAAGGAGGGTGTGGTGGACATAGATCAATAGAGGTTGGCGTAAAAGAAAAGATTGGTCCCCGTGGAGAGGCCGGCCGTGGGATCCGCCCACGCATTGTCACCGCGGAGATACTTGTCACGTTGGGACGGTGCCGACGGCGGTACCGCTCCCCGCACGCCCGGCGTGCTGGCCGTTGCCCCGACATACTCGGGTAAGTTCTCCGGGCTCACGAGGCCCTTCTCCCACGTCGCGCCGCCCGCATCGAAGATCAGCGGCGCGCCGCTGGCGTAAGCGAAATAGCTCAGCGTGTGGGTGCCCGCGCCCGCCGCGCTCACATCCACGCGGTCCGTGTTGGCCGTGGCGCCGGCGGAAGTGTAGTGCAGCGTGAAGTCGGTGCCTGGGTTCGTGGTGTCCGGCCGCAGGTAATACTCGTAGCTGGCGGAAAGCCCGGTGGGCAACGTGGTAGAGCTGCTCACCTTCACCCGCTGGCCCAAGCTGGCGCCATGGCCGCCGGCGACTCGCAGGATATCGTTGCCGAGGTCGAACGCGGTAAACGTCTTGGTCGTAGCACTGACCGCGGCGTAGTCGGTCAGGTCCGCAAAGTTTCCATTGACCTGGACGGTGGGATTGGCCGTGAGGTTGAGCTTGGCATCAGACACGTTGTCTGTGCTCGCCCAGTACGTTCCTGGAATAAGTGTGACGGTGAACATAGTCAGACCTTGATGCCCTGCCCGCGCTCGCGTCGCCGCCCTTCATAGCCCAGGCCTACCAGGCGCAGGCGGCCAGTGGTGTTGTTAATGCGAATCTGGTGCGCCCGCGCCCGCCCAGCCACGGCAATCGTATGCTCCGCCGCCTGGTGAAGACCGACGCCAAGCCCTTGCCCCAGCTTGAAGGCCGTGCTGAGGTTGAGACTATAGTCCTGTCGGTAGGGCGCGGTGAAATCATCGGCCGTGTTGGCGGGATTCCATGCAGCTCGATCGAAGGGCCGGTCGTAGCGCGTGCGACTGCGAGTCTGCGCAGCGACGAACGTCGTCTCTTCGCTGATCCCGTCAGATCGCAACGCTACCGAGTAGGCTGGATTCCATGTTTCGCATAGCACCTGCAGTTTCAAGGCAGATTTTCGCTCAAGGCGGGCCGGCGTGCCATAGCCTCGGCTGATCAGCTCGATGCGGATGTCCTGCCACTGATACACGTTGACTGTAGACCAGGCGCCCGTGGTCGTGACGGTCGGGCGCTGGCCGGTGGTCGAGAAGAATCGGACTCCTTTGGCGTACGCCGGATTGGTGGCGGGTAAGTAAACCGGGACTGTGTTCGGCGCCGCCCAATGGTTTGTCTCCGCCTGGTTGTAGCCGCCGTCGCCTGGTTCATCTGCCCACAGCGCTCCACCGGCGCCGTAGCTCATGCCGCGGCCCCAATTGGATCCCGAGTTTGCGGACGGCGAGAACGCGTCGGCCGTGACCAAGGTGCCGCCATTTACCTGCACCGTGTTGCCCGCGACAGGCTCGGTGGAGACGATGACGTCGACGTAGGGCTGGCCGATGGCATCCTCGTAGCCCTCCTCGTAGAGCGTGCCCCAGCCGTCGCCGGCGACGAAAAATAAGCGCTCCTTCCCATTGTAGTCCCGCCGAAACCAGTATTGGGGAAAGAGCAGCCCCGCGGCTTCATCGTAACCCTGCCAGCCCGGCTGGAGCGCCTTGAAGTCGTAGACGAGCACCGCATTGTTGACGCCGCGATAGACCTCTTTGAGGCTGCCAACCATCGTTCCTGGGCTAAACCCCGACATCGCGAGCGTGACGCTCGTGTTTGATGCCACAAACTCTCCACTCTGCGTCAACGTTTGGGAGCCATTGGTCAAGCTCACCTGGTTATCGCCTTGGATCCACCGATAGCGCCGGCCGATCGTGATCGGTTGAACTTGGATGGTGGCTCCGAAATACATGAAATGGCCGACGGAAAACCGTTCGTAGCCGAGGACCTCTGCTTCATCGATCGGAACGGCCATGTAAAGCTTGCCATCCCAAAACGTTCCCTGAGCGTTGCCGGCGTAATCCCAGCGGATTCGCTGAATCATCGGATGAATCGGGTCGGAAAACATGGGAGGCCGATTCGGTCCCACTCCGCTCTGCACCTCGCCTTGCTCGGTCAGCGTGAGACTCGCGATGCCCTCCTCACAGAGCCACAACAGATCAGTGCCCACGTCCACGACACTGTCCGCGGCGATGCAGCCATAGCGAGCCGTCACGCGCGGCGCCGTGGTATTGGTCAGCAGCCCCTGGGCATCCGCGTTGAGCACGTCGGTAAGTCGATAGACCGTCCGGCGAAGAAACACGATGAGGCTGGTTTGGCCGAATAGCGCGACCGTCACCAGCTCTTCCGCTCCATCGCCTACGCTGAACTGATTCAGAGGATGGTAGCTTGTATGATCGAGCAAATCGCTGGCCCAGATCTGGTTGCCTGTCGTGACGAGCCACACGCGATCGCCAGCGACCGCACCGCGGCGGGCCGTGGGAATCGCGTTCAAGCCCGGCACGACCGGAGCTGGGACCGGCTGAAACCCGACCGCCAGGTCGGTCAACTGCAGGGTCTCTCCCTCTGTTCCACGCAACAGAAGCACCGCGGTGCCGAACTGCAAAAATTGCTCGCCGCCGACGAGCGTTACACCTGCCGGTAGCGGGACCGTCCGCGGCGCGTTGTGCGGCAGGATGGCACGCACTTGACCATTGACAGCCACGAGCGTCCACTGGCGCCCCGTCGCATCGCGATAAGCGCCGCGACCCTGCATGGAATCCCAGGCCCGTACAGAGGTGCCGGAGATCTGATTGAGCCACGCCGGCTTGACACTGCCTAATCGCGATTCCATGACGCCCTCACGGAAGCGGCAATTGATCGCGCTAGCGACCCACCCCGGTCCAAGACCAGCCGGGTGACCCCGCATCTGGACTCCCAAAAACCGCTCGTCGCCATCCAGGAGGGGCGCTTCGTCGAGATCGGCTTGGCGAGTGTTGAGGGGCATTTCAGCGGGGGCCAGGCCGGAACTCCACTGCCAGAAAATTGTTCGTGATACCACCCGCTCGGATCGCCGAGCCCTGCAACCGGATGAGGTTGTCGATTCCGTTGGTCTCGGCGATATCGATTAGGCGGTTCGTGTAGGCGTAGGTGATACCCGATCCGAGGTTGAACTGGATCCACGCCGCAACCCGCTGGGCGGTGTTTGCGGTTCTGGTGATTTGCAGGCTGGCACGCCAGCCGGCGGGCACGGCGGCGCCGTTGGTGACGCCGGAGACATCGACGACATTCGTGATCGATCCGAAGCCCATGACAAACCGGTTGGTGCCGGATAGGTACACTCCTGTCCAGGTCGCCTCCACAGTATCTCCGCTGTTCGTCAACGCATGCGCCGGTAGCGTGAACGTCGCGAGATTTGTGTAGCTGTTGACCGTCGAGTGGTTTGTCCGAGACGCCAGATCGACATAGATGACTCCACCGATCCAGGCGTTGCTTGCGGACGCTCCAGCTCGCACGGCGGCATTGGTTGCGACCAGGTTCGAGACTCCCATTTGGTAGGCCGTCGACGTGGCCTCGAGAACCACATTCGTGAACTTGGCGCCATCCTTTACGGTCAGCGTTGCGCTGGCCCCAAACTGGTTGGCATTCCGATTGGTTATGGCCTGTAAATTCAATACGTCTGTTCGTAAACCGTTCGTTGCACCTTGCAGATTTAGGGCGTCCGTCCGCAGTCCATTGGTTGCCCCCTGAAGGTTCAAGACGTCCGTGCGGAGGCCATTGGTTCCGCCTTCCAGGTTTGCCACGCGGGTGGCAAGGCCGTTGGTCCCGCCTTGCAGATTGAGCACGTCCGTGCGGAGCCCGTTGGTGGCGCCCTCCAGATTTCCAACGCGCCCATGAAGACCGTTGGTGGCCCCTTGGAGGTTCGCGATGTCCCCGCGCAAGACATTGGACGCCGCATTCAGATCGGTCTGACCCGCGATTACAGAGGCATCGACCGCCGCCACCAGATTGGTGCTTTCGTTCGTACCGCTCAATCCGAAGCCAACGCGGAACGTGCGGAGGCGATTGGTGACGCCGATCTTGTCGTAGACCCAACCAAGGACCACGCTGTTGGTGAACACGTCCGCGTTAAAGTTCGCCTCGCCGACGCCTCCGCTGGTCGACAGGTCGACGTTCGTGCCCTGATCGGTTGCGACCAACGCTCCCGAGACGCTGAGGGTTTTGACTCGGACGTCGCCATTATTCGTGGGGCCCAACCATCCTACGACTCCGCCCGGAGGATTGGTCGACGCGTTGACCACGTTGGTGACACCTCCCGAGCTCGATCCCGTCGCATGCACGCGGTAGGTGGTAGTCGTCGCGGTTGCGTTGGTGCTGACGGTCGTATTGGTGCCCGGAGCGATTCCCACCACCGGAGCGACAGACGTCGGCGCCGCCGGCGCACCGGCCGGCCAGAGCAAGAGCTCGTCCCGGCCCGCCAATTGGAAGACGAAGTTGGAAAACACTTTTCCGTCCCACAGCGCCGGCAGCATGAGGACCGAGCGCACGGGCGTCGCGTTGGTGCGCGGGATCTGAGCACGGAGCTCCGGCGCGCTCCCGAGCACCACGAGCACCACGACGAGTCCAAACGTTTGGAGGCAACGGATCACGCGACCCTAAAACGTGATTCCCGCTCCCAGGCGGAAGAGGAATTGATTGCCGTGACTCACGAAGGACTGGCGGTAACGTCCATCGACGAACGCGTGGAACCATCGATAGCGCCAGTCGAGGCCGGCGCCGGCATTCATGAGATTCTGATCCAACGCGTGATCCCGGGTGTAGCCAATCAACCCGAAGGGTGCCAGCCCGCTGTGACCGAGAGGCAGAAAGCCCTTAAAATCGACTGCAGCCTCGTCGATCGTGTCGATGACCGGATCGCGCTGCCATCGGTAGCTCAGCGCGGAGACTTCCACCTCGATGTTGTCCGCGAGCAGGTAGCCCACCGCCACGCCGGCGGCCTGCCGGCCGTTGAATCGACCGAGCTCCGTCGCCTGATAGGCGTAGAAAGGCGAGATCTGCCAGTGTCCCGCCGCGTAGGCCCTAAAGGCGTCGACCGGTGCTGGCGCCGGGGGAGTCCCCGGTTCGGCTCCTCGGGCCGTGTAGATCACAGCGGCGCAGAAGGACAGAAGGACGAGAAGTTTAGAGCAGCGTTTCATTGTTGTTTTCATGGTCTTTGGTGGTTTGGGTGAACGGCGGGGTGGTGTCGGTGCCGGCGCCGTTGAATTCCGGCACTGGAGAATGCTCGAGGAACCGCATGGTCTTGATGACCGCTCCGGCCAGGAAAATTGCCGAGACCTGTTGGAGATCCAACGGCTGGACGGGCACGCCCATCGCGTGGGCGCCGGCCAGGCCGAAGGTCGCCACGGCGCTATGCGCCCCGCCCTGGATGAACATCCCAAACAGAGTGTTCATCCATTTCTTGTAGCTCAGCGTTGGCATGCAGATATTTGTAGATTCGGCGCTTTGTCTCGTCGTTCGCCAAAGCCGCTTTCACTCTGTCAGCTGGCTCTGGCTCCGATAAAACCATCCGCCGTCGACCGGAAGGTCCAGGGGCGATTTCGCCGGCATAGCCGGGACGGGTTGGCTCATTGTCCATAGGTTTGTCCATGGCCCACTTGGTGATTGGCTGGCCTGCAGACTCGTCACGATCCGCAGGTCGCGTGGTGCCACCGGCCTGGGCGGCGGCACCGTGTAGCTGACCTCGTCGGAGTAATCCGATTCGAGTCCATCAGTGGTGTAGGCGGTCACCGCGAAGAAATAGGTTTTCGTCGGGACCAGATTCGTCACCGTCGCAATGGTGGTCGGCACGGGCACCGTCTGGTTCTGGCCGTAGGTGCGGGCGGCGGGCCCCCAATACAGGCGATATCCGGCGAGGTTGGTCTCACTGTTGGCATTCCAGGCGAGCGTGACCGACGGGGCGGCGATTGCCGCGTGGCCGATCACGACTGCGACGAAGACGAAAATGGGAGAAATAAGGCGAAGGCGGTTCATGGGAATGTGGTGATGGAATTGCCAACGCCAGCGTCACTGACGACGGTGCCCGCTCCGTCCATGCGATTGCGGATGACGTAATTTGTCCTCGACCCAGTTTCGAGCCGAATACCTCCGGACGCCGTGTCGCGAAACAAGTTTTCCCTGATGATGGAGTTCACATTGGTGACAAATGGCGCCGCGCCCACTTCCATCCCATAGCCCACGCCTCCCCCGCCGGCCAAGCCGGTGAGGTGAAATCTGTTCCACGACACTTCTCCGGCGGATATGGCAAACCTCAACCCGTGTCGACCTATAAACTCAAAATTATTATGCCGCACGACGACATTGGTGGCTCGCGTCGTAAGTCCAGAATCGTAGGCCAGCTGGATCCCATCGAAGTACGGACCAAAAAACGTGTTGCCGGAGACATCCAGATTGAGGATCGGGTAGTCCGCCGCGGAAACGTTGGCAATCTGGTACGCGTATCCAGAAAAATAGTTCCCCTGAATCACCAGGCCATCACAACCGGCAAACCTGATCGCAAACGGCCTGAACAACGCGGGCGCGATATTGGTGCGACCACTGAAGTAGTTTCCAATGATGGAGACACCTCGGATCTTGACCGAATTGTTCTGATGCCCGAGCCAGATGGCAGCGTCCTCGGTTGCCTCAAAGTAGCATCCAGAAATCGAAAGGCTACTTGTGTCGATCACGTCATATATCTCGATGTCGCGAACATTGCCGAGGAAACGACAATTGTGGAATGCAGTGTCGCTCGAGACTCCGTTTACCGCAACACCGTCAACCCCCGGTGTTCCCGGCCCTGCGTTGTTATAGTTTGTTGTTCCAATCCCGTAAAAGTTACAATTTAGGTAACGCATGCCGATTGAGCCCGGCCCAACTGGATTTCCAGGCGTTCCGCCATTCAACGAAATGCCGTGCGTGTCAAAATTGGTAATTGTAACATCACGGAACGTTCCATAACCATTTGTGGCAACCCCCATGACCGCGCCGGCGTAGGTATTATGGGTTGCACCACCATTGTTTGTGCGGGTGCCGATCATCGTAAACCCCTGCATGACGAAATTAGAGCACCGTTCCATGGCAATTGTACTGCCAAAAAGATTATTGGAGAGGACTGTACCTGGACCGGATCCGATGATCGCAAAGTTTACCAGATTAGTGAGCCCCAAGCTTGTCAAGAGCCAGTCCCCTTGCTGGGATGGCGTGTTGTAAAGGCCCGGTCCAATAAACATGGTCATCCCCGAACGCATTGAGCGGAATGCGTTCGACAGGTTGGCTCCACTGTTGACGTAGAGGACACTGGACGACAGACCGTTCCCGGTGAAAATGCCGCCACCCAACTGCGCGACGGCGAGCGAAGGCAAACAAAGCGTCAGGATGAGAATTAAGCGCGCAAGCGATAGGTGCATAGGAATTGAACGTCAGCAGCCCCGATGGTTTTGGTGGCGGCGGTTGAGGAATTGCAGAGTTGAATGCCGTTGGTGACGCGGAGCTCTTCCGAGAACACAAAGGAGAAGGGTTGGCCCGCTGCCACCGGCAGCGAAAACAATGGCACGGTGGTGTCAGCGGGCAGTGCCGCTGCATCGTGAATCTGGATGAATTGCGACGGGCCGGAATTGTACCCGTAGATCCCGCGCAACCAGCCCGGCGTGGCGGCCACGACAGCGGAGGCGGCCAGAGGATTGGTGGCGGCGACGGGATAGCGCCGGTCCGCCTGTTGGATTGGAATGGTATAGCCCATGGTGAGGTGAGGTGTTAGCGGGTGAACACAGTGGTGCGATGCGCGTGTGCGGACTGCGCATCAAAGGTGAGGGTGGCTTGCTCCTGGGCGGTTCGGGCCAGGGCCTCCTCCCGATCCGCTATCGAAAGGTTGCCGTCAGGCCGGGCGTAGTCCGCCGCGGCGCCGTGAATCAGCCATCCACGGAAGGCAAAGGGGATCTGCACCAGGCTCCACTTGGCGGCGGCGGTGAGGGGCGACTCGCCCGCGCTCGTGGCCGTGATGCAATCGTAAAAGTTCCCGCGCGCCGTTCCGCTGGAAAAATAGGCCTGGTCGCCCACGGCATAGGTCGCGGTCGAGTCCCACGTGTCGCCCGACAAGGAGGGGACCCGGCGCCGGAAGTCGACCCAGGCCCACGGGACGTCGTCCATCACCTGGAGGCCCAACTCGCTCTGGAAGGCCGTCAAGGCTCGGGCGCGCCCGTCGAGTTCCGGATCGCGATCGTAGGCCGCAAACGCCTGGTCAAACGCCGTCAGACCCGTTTGAGCATAGGCCACGTAGCGATCGAAGGGCGTCAGGACACCCCATTTGCTGGTGTCGGTCGGCAGGTTTCCCGTACTCGTGGCGGCAAAGAGCTGGTAGTAACGATCAGTGACACTGTAATACACCTGATCACCCTGCACGTAGGTGGCGCTCGCCTCGTATTCATCCGCCGTGTATTCCGTCTGGCACTCCGCCCAATAGGCCAGATTGGGGATCCAGGTGCCGCTCAGCGTCGCGGGCGCCTGGCCGGACACGCCGCCCGTGCGCAGCATCTGGTAGTAGGCCCGTGGACCGGCGTAGAACACCTCCGCTCCGGCCGCGTAGGAGGTGGCGCTGGCGTACAGATCCCGAAAGTAGCGTTTCTCCACCGGCTTGATCTCGACCCAGTCCCGCGCTTCCCAGATGCGCTGCAGACGATCGCTGTGGAACAGTCGGAAGTCGCGGAACTCGCCCGTGCTGAGCGTGTCCGGATCCAGCCCGGCACAGCGGGCGCTGTGCTGGAGCAGGTCGACGTAATCCACGCGGCGAATCATGGCAGGGAGTCCGAACGTCTGGACGATTACTCCAGCGCGAGGCCTTTGGGCTGGTACTCGTCCGGTCCGGCAGCGGCGCTGCCGTGGTCCACCGGCCCTCCGCGTCCCCGGCGTCGGCGAGTTTCGGAGCTGATCGGCGTTTCGGAGAGCCGGCGCGCATCGGTCACTTGCGCCGATTCGTCCTCGAGGGCTGGCACGGGAGGCGGTTCGTCCGCTGGCGCCGAATCGGTCGCCCCTACCGGCGCCGGCGCCAATTCCCGATGCACGTAGAGGAGCCCGACCGCCAGGAAGCCTCGTGGACCGTCCGGGTCTTCAGGCACGAGGAAGACCTCGCCCTCGTGGCGGCCCGGCTTGAGCAGGGCCACGTGACGGCAGCGCGGGCCGTCCTGCGATTCCAACTCGAATTCGATGCGCTTACCGACCAGACGATGTGACATAGGTTTTGGAAAACTTGAGGTTGCGTTCCGAGGTGCTGCCGTAGCCGACCTGCACTCGGGTAGGTTGGTGGCGGACGCGAAGCTCCGGATATTTGCGGGCGGCCCAGTTCTGCACTTCCTGGTCTTCACCAGGCACGGCCTTGCAGACGCGACGCAAGGCGGACCAGATAAAGGGATCGATCGCCATGATTTGGCCGCCGAGGCCCTCGATGGCGCGCGGGCGATTGTTGTGAAACCACTGAGCGATCCGGCGCTGCCGCGCCTTGGCGCGGACAATTTCGGCCGCGGTCTCGCTCTTCATCACCGCGTCGAAGGTGCGACGAGCGTTGAGCGGCAGGGCCGTGAGATCGACCGTCAGGATGGCCATGGGAACAGCGGCGGGGCGACGTGAGCCGCCCCGCCGGGTGATTATCCGAGGGAGCTCCGCGGGAAGTTGAGGGCGTTGATATCGCCGAGCTCAAGGTAGATCTCCATTTCTCCGGAGGTCCATCCCGTCATGGCGGTGCCCGCCGTGATGATGAAGTCGACCGTGTCGGCGACAAGGTAGAGCAACGGCATCTTCAGCGTTGGACCGTAGAAGGCGGCCGTTTTCATGTCGGACGACGCGAGGTATCGGGCGACGTCGCCGCCGTCCCCAACAGTGATGGCCAGCGTGCCAGCGCCGCCCGCGAAGGCAGTGGTGACGCGCGCAGCGCATTGTTTGACGATCGTCCCCGCGGGATTCGTGGCAGCGGAGGCCGCTAGCACGGCCAAGCGGGCCGAGGACGGGTTGATCGAGTAAGCGGAAGCGCTCGTGAGCGCGATTACGTCGGCAAAGCCAATGACCACCTTGTGGGTGAATCCCTGGTTCAGGTCGTAATCGGGACCAAGTTTGATGAATTTCATGTTCGTTCGCTATGGTTCAGTTGCCGGCCGGCGCTTACGGATTCTGCATGCCTTCGGCGCGGGGGTTCTTGCAGACGAGCATCACCAGCGCGTCCATGAAGGCTTCGTAGGATCCTCCCTTGAACTCGGGCCGATAGACGCGCGGCTTTTGATTCCATCGGATCTCCCACTTGGATCGATGCTGGTAATACACTCGACCCTTACGGTTGTTCGCCGTGCCCGTCAGGAACACGAGCCACGGATTGGGCACGAACTCGACGTCCATGAAGTCCCCTTCATAGCGTCGCACCGTGCGGCTCACGGTCTTGTCCTTGAACTCGCGCTTGACCGCGGCATTCACCACGGGCGTGCCGACGTTGCTCGCGGGTGTGAGGTATTGCCAGTTGGCAATGCCCTTGATGGCATCACTGCCGGCTTGAGCGGTGAGCATCTCGCTGCTCTTGGACTCCTCCCAAATGCTCTGCAGCACCGCACGCACGGCGTCCTCCGTTATCGTTGCCCAGGCCGTGCTGACGACACTGGCGGTCGGGGGCCGGAAGTTGGCGTCCACCGGGTAGAGGGTTTGAGCCGCGGTGGCGTGCCAGGATCCCGCCGCGCGGGTCAGATAGCCCACCACCTTGTTGTCTTCGCGCCCGTCGTTATCCTCCAGGAAATTGACCTCCATGTCGGTCGCCATTTCCTTGAGGGCTTTGGGGATCTCACGCGCCAGCTCGTCGGCGATGCCGGCGATGTTGCTGACATCCTGGGCCAGCTTGCTGACCGAGACGCCGTGGTCGAACCACTGCACGAGGGCTTTGACCTGCGTGCGGGAATCGCCGGCGCTGAACGGCTCAGCGAATGGCTTGCCGTCCACGTGCGCATTGCGGCGCGGCGTGCGGAACTTCTCAGCCTGGTAGTTGAAGAGGGGATTCACAGGCTTGTCCCCGACCGGCAGCCAGTCGAGAAACGGGGTTTCCCGCATCTCGATATTGGTCACGTATTGTGCCCAATCTTCCTGGTTACCGACCAATTGATCGATGGTTTCCATTTGGTTGCGTTACAAATATAGGTTCTGAACCTTCTTGTGCCGGCCAGGCTATCGCCCAGCCAAAGCGGCTTTCACCCATTCCGTTTTCAACCGTTCCCGCTCCGTCTCCGACGTCGCTGCGCGCATTTTGGCCGCGAGGGACCCGCTGGACTCCGCGCCTTCATCTGGCCGGGCCGGGACCACCGCCGGCGCTCCGGGCAGTTTGGCGCCCGGCTTCGGCGGTAAGGCGGCTGCCATGGCCGGCGAGGCGGCTCCAGCCTGACCAGGCTTGGCACTGAGCTCAGCAGTGATGACCTCCCAACCGCGCACCGCCGCCGCAATGAACCGGGGTCCGAGCGGATGCTGCTCGAGGGCCGGAAAGTAATTCCGAATCATCGAGGCCCTCTTGCCCTGCTCACTGGTGGCGTCAGTCATCTTGGGCGCCCATTCGCTCGCCAGGGCCTGACTTTCGGTGCGCATGGCGGCGCCCTGGGTCTGGGCGCGCTGTCGAATGAACCGCACATCCAGACGAGCCTCTTCGAGGCGATCCTCCGCCGTAGTCCGCACGCCGTCGATCCACTCCATCACGCCTTCCGGATCAGTGGGGAGCGTGACGTTGTGGTCTTTGACCTGGGACTGCAGTCGGCTGATCACCGCGTCGACATCACCGGCATCAATGGCGCGACGCAAGACCGAGGTCTGGGTCCGAGCCCAGTTGCGCAGGCCTTCCTGCTCACCCACCACCTTCTCGGCCTGGACCAGTTCAGGAATGCGCAGCTCAGTGGTCGTGGGGACGGCAGTGGCCGCCGTGGCCGCGTCATGGTCCGCAGGCTTGCCGGGTTTGCCAGCAAGCTCCGCTCGGAGTTCGGCGTTTTCCTGTTCGAGCGTTTTGGCGCGAGCTTTCGCTTCGCGTTTGGCTTTCCGCGCCTGGCTCAAGGCCGCGAGAGCGCGCGGCGGCAAGCCGGCCGGTTCGTCATCGGAGTCATCATCAGAGTCTGACGGCGGATCCGTTGGCGCCGGAGACGGAGGGGGAATGGTTTGGGACGGGGGTGTGCCCGACGCGCCTAGCGATGGTTCTGGGCTGGGCGCGGGAGGCGTGATTGCGGGTGACGCGCCCGTGAGCTGCGCCTTGATGCGCTCGCTGAGCAGGGCGGACGAAAGCGCGGCTGGCGCGCTTCCGGCAGGGGGGACAGCCCCTGAGACTGGCGCCTGGCTCTCAGCAGACGCTTCTGGAATGGTCGTTGGTTCGCTCATGACTTTAACGCCGGCATGTCGGCGGAATCAATTCGTCCGGTTAAAGCCGGGCCGGCATCCACTCCGGACCGGCTTCACCTGGAAGGCGGGCGAATCGACAAAGCCCCGCGTTCGGTTGGACCTCTACCGCACGCGGGGCCTGGAAGGGAAGGGCGTGTTTCCACTCAATGGCACTCCATGGCACTAAATGGCACTTAACGGAGTGCGAAATGCGAGTTTCCTAAGACACGGAGATGTCTTTTTCGCTGAGAAGGCAGTTAGGCGTCATTTTCCCTAAGATTTACGCACTTGTCGTCCGGTTCCGGCGATGTTTTGACGCATTCCAGAGGCCGGAGCCTGCTCGGACTTTGGCCAGCACGTCCGCCTCCCAGTCCAACCGCACGGCCAGGCGGAGAGGTTCCGCCAGCAGATGCTCGCCGATGCGGCAGCCCATCGCGTCGCGGACGGCGGGCAGACCATGCTCATCCGGGATTGGCTCCCGCGGTTCGACTCTGGTTGGGGCGCGCCTCTCCAGCCAGTTACGGTACGCGATGGCGAAGTCGATGGCGCTCATTGCGTCTCCTGATTAACCCGTTGAGCCTCTCGCCACTTTTGCACCAGACTGAAACGCAGGTCCGTGAGCACGGCCACGCGGCCGGCATTGTAATGGCGGGCCTGATCGTCCAAGCCAGGTCGCAAGAGCGCTTCCATCTCCTCGCAGTCGTGCAGGTCGATCAATTGATGGACGGCCCGCCACAAAGGCGTGGTATCGTCCACGACGGCCAGCGCGGATAGGAGTTGCTGATCGGTTTCCGGGGCGACGCGGGGGACCCTTCGCCAGCCCATTTGCTTTTGGAGATCGGCGATCACGGCATCCCGCTCGCGCAATCGCTGCTCGAGCCGGGAGTTCTCCTCCCCGGACTCAATGGCGGCACGGCGCCACGTATCCCGCTCCTTCATGTAACGGTCCCGCTGGGCGCAGATGGCATTGAGCTCCGCAGCGCAACGGGCCGGCCATTGCCACAATTTCCAGTTCATGCGTTCTCCATGGAATCGGGCTGCACACCGACTCGCCCGACCATCTTATTTTGATCCTGGGTGATGCTGAACTGGAGGTTGGTCACATACTTCTCGAGCAACTCCCGAAAGCGGGCATTATTTTGCAGAGCGGCGGTGTAATTGGGGTTGGCTTGGAGGATTTGCTGGACGTAGCCCACCTTCGCCTTGGCGCTGGGATCGTTCTCGACGTACTTTGCCTCCTGGCCCACAAACATCAGCGCCACGTCACTCTTCACTTTCTCGAACATCTGTTCGCTGGCATCGCCGGCGTCCACGACCACGCTGCGCGCCAGGCGAGGATTGATCATTTGCCATTGCGCGCGGGTCCAGGCCGCCCGATTGGTCATGCCGTTCACATCTTGCGGGATCACGGCTTCATTGACTGTTTTGAGCATCGCGGCCACGTACTCCGGATTGAGCTCGCGGATGTCGCACTCCAGCCGGGCGCTCAGCAGACCAGGTTGGCCGCGATTGGATTCGAGCCAGCCCGGCGGCGCTCCGGTGATCTCGGCGAATTTAGCGTCCGGCATGCGTGCCTGGCATTGGTCGATGGAGCGCAGAAGAGCGCGGGTCATCAGCAGCAGAAAGGAGTTCACCTTCTTTTGCATGCGCACGTCCGCCTCCTCGTTCGGGAGCTTGGTGTTCCGCCGGCCGAAGTAGCGATCGACCCACATCTCAATCCGGTCCAGCATCTCAAACGCCACCGGCACACCCTGCCCAGGGATCTGCATGAACGTCGGCTCTTTGCCCTGCTGCACCGTGTTGCGCACGGCCGGTCCGTACTTGTAGTTCGTTTTGATGGCCGTGGCGTACTCGTTGATTGGCGGGAGCACCCCGATGCTCGTCCAATCCATGGCGCCATCCACCTGGATCTTGGTCATCCGCTGCCAACTCTGGCAGATCTCTGGCACGCCGCGGCTGCTCGTGATGGTCCGGGCCACGTGCTCCCGCTTGCCCACCACGTAGGGCACACGGCCTCTGGCGTCTTTGAGGAGGCCGTGCCAGGCATGGTTGCTCGCCTTGCTCACGCTAGAATCTCCCGCCCTTCCGATGGCAGGATGCAGCACGGTCAGGTAGACGCCGGGCACCCCATCGTCGTCGACCATGCGATAGACGGCATAGACGATCTCAATGAGCTCATGGGGCGTGGTGGCCGGCTCGTAAATGCTCTCGAGCCCAGTCCCGCTCATGGCGGCGCTGATGCTTGCGTCCGGCTGCCGGTTCACGGTGGTGCCCAGGCTCCAGGCCGACAGCTTGCCCTTGTGCTTGAGGGCCTCGCCGATCCAGCCGGGATCCCAGCCCTCCGTGCGCTGCTTGGCGCGCAGCTCGACTTCACTGAGCCAATCGACTTGAAAACAGGGCACGCGATCGACGTCGGTGGCATTGCCAGGCAGCAGGAATTCTTCCCAGGGCTTGAGCGCGTAGAGGGACGGGTGATCCTTGCACACGTAGGGGACGGGCACGTCTGCCTGCTCGTGGGCCCGCAGATCCCGCACCGCCCGACGGAGCGTGGCCGTGGACAGGGGCGGCAGGCTGATGTCACTCCGCCCGAGCTGCTGCAGGCCATACGCCTGCCACGCCAGATCCAACGCCTCCATGGCCAGCGCCTCGCGGCTGGCATCCGCGATGAGCACCGGCAGGTGAACCAAGCCCAGCAACGCCTCCGGCACGCTGTCCGACTGCCCTTCCAAACGTCTGGACAGCGTTTCGGCGACGCCCGCCAACTGGGCCAGAGTGATCGTGCGCTGCTCCAAGCTCAACTCGAAGTCCCAGCAGGGATGCAGGGCTACCCAGCCGTAGGTGTAGAGGTAGTTGGCCGCCAGCTCGACCTGCTCCTCGAGGTGATCCGTCCGCCAGGTGTTGACGACGTAATCGAGCAGCTTCACGGCGTAGTTGCTCACCGCGTGGCTGCCGGCTTTGGGCGTCATCCAGGCACGCCAGAAGGCGGTCACGAGGTGGTCCACGATCGAGTTCACGATGTCATCCGCCACGGGGCACTTCTGGTCGCTGGCGCCTTCCCACGGAAACGGCGGCTTATCTCGTGTGCCCGTCTTCTTGCATTCGGCGTTCTGGCTGGGCCAGCGGAGGAAGCGCACGTCCTCATTGGTGCGCACGCGATTCCAGCCATTGCGGGACCACGGCGAGCAGGTCTGGAAGGCGTTGATCAGGGCAGGGACATTCGGCGCCGCCTGAGGGTTGCCCTGGGCGGGGATTTCGGCGGAGCGTTCGGCAGTGTTCATAGTCTAGGATGCGGTCAGTTGGGTTGGGATGGATGCCGATTCAAAGGACAGGAGATCATTCAAGAGCTGCTGCAGCCAATCGCGCATTTGCGCAGCAGCGCGTCGGAATTCGGGCGATTCGGGCGAGTCAAACCCACCCGCTTGGTAGGACTCCTCCACGTCATGCCATGGAGTACCTCCACACCCACGTCGGCCCGTTTTGGCCATGACCGGACACCCGATGCAGGCATTGGCATCATCCAGCCGCTGGCAGAAAAGCCCGCACAGCGCGCAGCTCGCGCTGTAATGAGTCTCGCCAACGAGAGTCGTGCCCGTGGCCAGGCGGTTCCAGTGCTCGATCGATTCCCGCAAATGGATGAGGGTTTGGGTACGGGAGATTTCGGTCGTAGTCATGGGCGTATCTTGGCGGAGGTCGAGGTCTGGGACTCAACCTCGACGGGCACCTTGCTCACTCGACAGAGAATGCATTTGCTGTAGCGATAGCGGGTGCCATTTCCGCGCCCAAACCGCTGCACGACAATCTGTGGGTAGAGCTCGCGAAACGCTTTGAGGACTTCGTCCGAGCAATTGCCGAGCAGCCACCGGGCCTGGAACGGGGCCAACTGCAGCGGCAGCGCCTGGATCATATCGATCGTTTGCGGCAACGCCGGCAGCAACGCCGGATCCGCGATCGCTTCGGCGCGGGTTCGTGGGTCAGCCATGATCGAATGCAGCTGTTGGTGGGTCATGGCGCGGCGCGTTTGAAGGTGATGACCCAAACCCACGGATTTTGGTCCCAGCCAAAACCGCGGGCCTTGTTGATGGTGTTCCACAGCGAGTGAAAGCTTTGGCGCGCTTGGTGAAATCCAACCCCGATACCATAGTCACGCCATCCCCGGCCTTTCGTTGCACCACGGATTGACGGCAATGGGCGGATCTCTTCCACGCCCTCCGCGATCGCATCATCCTCGCTGATGTCTGAAACCCGCTCGACGCGAACAGCGACGATCTCAAGCGTAATTCGAGAGAACTCCCGTGGCATGTGGATTGATGAATGCCACCGCCCGTCATCTGGTTTTACGTCTCTCCACCGAACACCCTCGTCGGCTGCGTAACAGAAACCACCGTCACACGGGCCCCACGTCTCGCGCACCCATAACCGATCCCCAGGCGCACCATACGGACACTTGAATTGCGGAGCGTACTTTGCGTACAGCCCCGTCTCCCGGTCGAGGAATGTCCACTTCACCCCGTCTTCCATCAAGCAAGGCCGGTAGCCGCCGTGCTCCCAAAATTGTTGGTCGTGTTTAATGGTCCGACGCGTCTGAATTTTACGGCCATCCAGAATGGCGCGGATCATTGAACCGGAGAAAATTATCGGCCTATCCATTCAATAGCTCCCTCCCCCGCGGCTGCTAAATGTGTCACCGCCGACTGGGATCAACTGCGCGCCCGCCATATAGCGGATGGTGTCGATCACATCCTTCGAGGCGCCCGCCTCGCCGGCCTTTCCGGTGTAATTGCTCAGCGCCCAAATCACTTGCTGACAGTCCTCACACACGAACAGGCGCGGTGGACGACTGATCTGGCCCTGGTCGTTGCGTTGATATTCGAGCAACTCCTTGATCGCATGCAGGTCGATGGCGCTCCCGTCAGCCATCCGAAAACTCATCGGCTCGAGCGAATCGCCGCTCGCCGGATCGGTGTGGTCCTTTTCCATTTCCCAGGTCCAGCAGGTCATTCCGTGTTCCGTCTGATGTAACCGTGGACCAAACCTGGAATCGACAATCCGCTCGAAAATTGTTTCTCGCCGTAGAGCAGCGCCCGCGCCCGCGGCCGCCGCCTGGAGAGTGCGGCGATACGGATCCCGCTCCGCACGGCCGGTTGGCTGGACCGTCTCCGCCAGCAGCCAGACGCGCTTCTGGCCGGCATAACCGAGGTCCGGATTGGCCTGCGCTGGGCCCTTGTCGCCGTCCCAGCCCCGCCGGGTGTCCTCGTTAACCTCGCGCTCCGTGGGCACCGCCCACTCACCAAAGGTCGCCGCGTCCGGCCAGTCGCGATAAATCCAATACTCCGGCTTGTCCGGCTCGAGGCCTGCCACCACCCGGACCCAGATGGTGAACGTAGGTCGCACGTCCGCCGGATCGCAGATCATGTAGTTCGTCCCCGCCGCGGGCAGGTGCTCCGGCTTGACGATGTTGTGGCCGCCAAAATTTCCGAACTGCCGATCCACGGTGTCGCGCGAATATCCGAACGCGATCCGCTCCACGTACCGCTGGTCCTTGCCCTGGCAATCCGCTGCAACGATGCGGAAGTAGTCGTTGAACGCCTGGGGATCGATATGGAAATAGACAGCCTTGGCCCCCGGCATGGTGCAGCGGCCGGCGATCGGCATGTGCCCCCGCGGACAGCCGGGCACGTCCGCCACGAAATTGCGAAACGTCACGTGGCGATCCGCCGGCGCGCTGGACTCGACCTGGAGCACACCCACTGCTTCTTTGATCGCTGGCGTGATCCCTTTGATGGGAGTGTAGGCCCAGATCACTTTGGCCTGGCGGTAGGGCGCGCGGCGTTTAACCATGCGCAGCCAGTTCAAGGCGAGGCCTTCATCCGCTACGACCCCGACGTTCTGCACCAGCGATCCGTCCGGACGTTTGGACAGCTGCACGATCGCCTTCTCGCGGGCCGTGCGCCCGACAATCGGCAGGCGGCCGCCAAACTCGCGCCCCTCATACTTGCCGGGGTCGCCCTTGTAGGTGTCGAACCAAATGTTGGAGGTGCTGCGCCAGGCCGTAATGGTGCCGTCGGCCTCCCGAACGGGTCCGCTGGGAATGATCACCAAGCCTTCCGTGAATCCGGTGCCGGGCTTGTGGGTGACCCGATAGGGCCCCTTCTGCCGGCCATTGAGGTGTTCGATGTACTTGCGTAGAAACATCCACACGGCCGGCATCTGGACGAATTTGAGGCTGTCCTCGGTCTCGCCCAGAACAAGGTAGCCCGAGGAGCCGTGGGCGGGATATTCAAGAGCCGCTTCGCACAGGAGCTTGAGGGCGCGGTGCGTCTTGCCTCCGCCGCGATTCCAGCCGAAGTTAATTTGGAGGTCGACATCCGGATCCGCCAACTGCTCGTCCGCAATCTTCCAGCAGTCCAGGGCGAGGCCGTGGTAAAGCGGATCGGCCTGCGCCAGAAGCAAGCGCTCGTTGTGGGCATTGACCCAGCGGACGTACTGTCCCGCCCCCTCCGGCGTGGCCAAGAGCGCGTCGATCTGGTCCGGAGTGAACCCCGGAAGGATCGGATGCGGCGCCGGCCGTGTCGGGAGGGGGAAAGTGGTCACGTGAGCGAGAACGGCAGGTCGTCCACTTCAAAGCCGCAGGCCTGGCGGTGTCCACCGCCGCCGTATTTCCTGGCGATCCCGGACAGATCCAGATCGGGCCGCAGCGGCGCGCCGTAGAGCGAGACCCTCCAGCGCCGGCCGGTCCAGTTGAAGCCGAGCAATGCCTCGTGTTCGGGCTGAATGGCCGCCGTGAAGAGGTGGCTATTGTATCGCGACGCATTGCACGCCAGGAATCGCAGGCCTTCCCACACGACGGTAAAACCGTTCCGCTTGATGATGGAGGCGTCTTGCTGTTGCTGGGCGTATTGCAGGTAGCGACCGCGTTCGAGCAATTCCGCCACGCGATCAGTCCTTGAGCCATCGAGCAGCTCGTCCCAAATAGCATCAGTCAACTCCTGAGCGCGCAGCCCGTGCTGGAACAGGTCGGCATCCGGATCGCGCTTGTCCCAGACGTCGTACTCTCCAGCCAGGCGCACGGCCATCGGCTCAATCACCAGGCGATCGGTGTAATTCTCCTTCGGAATGGCGGCCGCGAAGCCATCTTCGACCCCAAAGAACCATTGCCACGCCAACCGGCAGGCGGCGACACCGTCGACGTGCAGGCCGGTGATTCCTTCGCCGTTCTTGCCGGCCGCCCACTGATCGATGGCGGTCTTGTGATGATCGATCCAGGTGAGATTCGGGTGGTCCATGAGCCCGGCGATCGAGATGTCGATCATGTAGAGCAACGCGCTCGGTGGGATCACGGGAATGGGATCGCCGTAATCCCAGCCGATGAGTTCGGCAGACGGCAACGCGCGCCGGGCAATCTCCCGGCTGAACAGGCCGTCGAAGTCGGCCCGGTGATAGATGACAACGTAGTGAGGCATATACGGATCGATGGTTGAGGTCTAAGTGTTCAAACTCATGCTGGCATCTTTGGGCCAATCCGCGGCGACTTCGTCCGCCATGCTTTGCACGACGGGCTTTTTCGCCCACTGGTCCAGCCAGTTCACCGCCTCCGCTGGCATCGGGTGGCGCTGATCGAAATACTGGCCGACTCCAAATTTGAACCAGAGCTCGCGGGCCGCGTTTTGCCGGGCGCCATCAAGGCGCTGGGCATGCACGTAGAACTTGGCGTCGAATTGCCCCCTGTACTTTTTGACGTCGTCCTCCGCCTCGTACTCCTCACGCGTGATGGTACCGGCCTTGAGCAGGTCGAGCCAGGGCCAGAGCTTCTCCCACTTCTTTTCGTTGCGGGTGACACTGCAGACGTTGTGCACGTTGTTCATCACCTTGGCGCTGCCGCCGGAACGCTTGCGGAAATCACCCTCATTGGCCTTGTTCGTATGATTGATGAGGAACATGTGGCTGCTGGTCTCAATGCAGAAGTTGGCAAACGCCGCGGCGGCGGCGGCCTGCTGATTGAAATCATCCTCCTCGATGCCGATGCGCATGAGGTTGTCGAGAACGAACAGCTTGTAGCCCTGGGTGGCCAGCTCCTGCCAGGCCTCGAGGATGTCTCGCCAATGCTTGATGCCGGTCGTGCGGTTGATTAGCAGTCGGGGGTGGAGCCAGGTGATCGCTCGCTGCAGTAGGCGCTCATTCTCAGGCGTCAACGCCAACTGGCTAACCCCCAAAAGTTGGTTGCATAGTTTTTTGAGCGTCTCCACCCGATGCACCTCACGCGAATCGTAGACCACCTTCCAGCCGTGGCTTAGCAGGTGTAGCGCGATGTATGAGACGAGGGTACTCTTGCCGACCTTGGTTTCACCAAAAATCAGCGTCATCTCCGCTTCCCGAATCAGGAACGGGAAATCCCCGAAGGCCAGCGCAGGCAGCGGCAAGCCTGGGACGCCCTGGGTTTTGCCAAACCACCGCTGCCAATGTTCGTCGCCAAATTCACCTGGGGGCAGATACATCTCGGCGGAGCCGGCGCTCCCCACAGTCTGCACCTGGGCCAGCCGATCAAACTCGTCGTAGGTGCGGCGCAGCCAATTGTCGAGGGTGCCAGGGTTTGCCCGTACCGAATCCTGGGCTCGCTGGCTGAAGCCAATGTAGGCACGCGCCACGAATTTCTCACGCAGGATGGTGACATAATATTCCAGGTTCGCGGCACTGGGCGAAGCGTCGGGAAGTGAAGATAGGTATTGATACCCGCCCACGCCGTCGAGGTTTCCGTAGTCTTTTAGCCGTTGGGACAGCGTGATAAGATCGATCGGCTTCCCATCATCGCGCTGATTGCGCAACGCCTGCAGGATGACGCGATGACGCAGCTCGAAAAACCATTCGTCGCTCACCTTGAGCCGATCAAGATCGGCGAGCACCTCCAGAGGCTGC